CTGGCGCCATTCTCCAGGATGGCCACACGGTGCGCGTTGCTCACGCCTCGGTGCTGCTCGCCCCACTGCGACTGTAGACGCTTGAATGACTCATCGCTGAGCGTCTCCTCCACTTCGATCACGCCGTTTGGCTCGGCGCTGTTCTCAAAGAATCGGCGGTTCCATTCCTTGGAATAGCGCATTCCGTCGAGATCGTTCAATAGCGCCTGCACTGGGCCCATGCCGCGCCACGGGTCAACCGGATTGGGCATCCGGACGAGCACAACCTCATCGAGCGCCAGCGGCACCATCTCGCCATCCGGACCGCGATAGACGTAGCCGGACAGAAAATCGGTAGCCGAGCGTACCGGCGCCATCCGGTCGGGACGAATCGGCCAAAGCGAGATGGGCCGGTTGCCGATCTTTTCGACCAGCCACCATCCCTCGCCGGTCAAGTCGATGTGCTGTTGTTCCGTCTCGACGAATTCCTGCCGGGTGAAGAACGTATTGGGCTTGTTGAAAACTGACAGCGCCGGGTGCGCTGGCACGTAGGTGACGCCGGGCGCCTCGCACATGTCGCAAACCGCCGACGTCCGCGGCGCGCGCTGGGCGATGCGGTGCATGTGCCAGTCGATCGAGGCGGTGCCGGTCGCCAGCTTGTTGACGATCGAAAACAGAGTGGAGGAGAAGGAGAGCGACTCCATCTCGGCCGTCATCGTCGACTCATGCCCGTATCCGGCGCCTGATCGGTTGATCAGGCCGGACGCGGCACGACTTACGAAAGGGACCTGAGGGGCGTTGCGCACCCGAGAGAACAGCGCACCGAGCGGCGATCTCACGTGCTCACCTCGCCCCATCCTTGACGAGCCATTCCAGGAAGAACATGGAGACGCCCGCGGCGGCCAGGCCCAGCGGGACGGCCACCAGCCACGCTGCGGCCACCAGTCCACCACAGCCGGCCAGCACCAAAGCGAAGCGCAGTACGAGCCGAAGCGCCAGCGCCAGGCGTACGCGGGACGCGCGGATCCGGCGCGCGAGCACCGTGACGGCCGACTCGCGACCGGTCAACGACCACACTGCCATTGGCGCTCCCTATAAATGACGGATGTTGGGCTCTTTGCGTAGGTCCTGATCAGCAACGATATACCGCGCCGCGTCCATCCCGTGGTCATCCTCTTTGACCGGTGCTTCCTTCTTACGGTGATCTTCCCAGACGTAGCCCGGGAATTCCTCCACCGTGCAGGCAGGCTTTTTGGCGTCGGTCAGGCTGATGTCGCGCCCCCCGACCAGGCACTCTCTGACGAACCGGAGGCCGGGGCCGTCCGGCGACCACTCAGGCCGCAGTCGCGCCTGCATCGCCTGCAGGCCGGTACTGACGTCCTTCTTTGCAGGCGAGGTCGGCATTCCCAGGTGTCGAGAGAGGGTGGCCCGATCTTCGGCATCGTGGTCACAGATGATCTTGGTGGGTTTCGGCTCACGCCAGTCCCCATTGGCCTTGGTGCTCGCCTTGATCATCGCCTTGGCGTGGTCTTCGACCAGGCGACCGGTGCGGTAGATCTCGCGGTACATGACCAGCTGGCCATCCGGCCCCCTCGCCCACCACTGGCAGACGAATGGGTTGCGGTATCCGAAGTCGATCACCCAGTAGCGGGGCCAGTCCAGCGGCGGCAGCCAGCTGGCCGGCAACAGGTGGTCCGGTTCCGACCAGTCGTCATAAACCAGGCCATCGGCGGCCGCCCACAGGCCGTCGCGCAGTCTCAGCCGGCGCACGCCGGTGAGCGCGTCGAGCTTGGCCAGATAGCCGACACCGACCTCAGTCGGCGTGCCGTCGCGGTCCATGAACTTGGGATTGTCAACGTGGCGGGAGGTAAGCACCACAAGCGCCCCACGATCGCCGCGGGCCTTGAGCCAGTGCGTGGGCCGGTCGGGGTTGCAACAGCCGATGATCTGCTGGAAGGACACCTTCCCGTGCCGCAGCCGCGTGCACAGCGCCTCCCAGTCGCCTTCCTCCAGCTCGGTCGCCTCATCAACCATGATGATATCGTATTCGCTGGACATGATGCGGCTGGGCCGATCGATGCCGCCGTAGTTGATCACCGCGCCGTTGCGGTAGCGGTAACTGGGAGCGGTGCGCGTCGAGCCGCCGAAGTGCTTGACCATGCCATGCGCCAGGGCGACTGGAAGTACCTGCTCCTCGAACGTGACGAGGGTGGTCGAGCCCAGACTGACCGCTGTCTTGCGGACGATCAGGCCACGCATGCCTTCGTTGGCCAGCGTCATAGCGTGGATCTTCTCCAACGCCGCGCGCGACTTGCCCGTGCCGGCACTGCCGACCATCAACACCTCAGGGGCGCGGCAGGCGAACAGGTCCCGCGCCGCGCCCCGGGGCTCGAATAGGCGAGCGATCGGGGCCGCGGGGGTGGCCGGCAGGCGGCCTATGTCACCGAGGTCGAGGGCCGCCGTCACAGCGCCATGCCCTTCACGCGCAGCCTGGCGGCCTGCGCCGTCGCACCCTGCGCGTCGCCCAGCTGTTCGCGCAGCAGTACCAGACCAGCCTCCACCAAATCGCCCTGGAATCGGCCGAGACGGGCGGCCTCGACGCGCAGCCAGTCGGCAGTCTCGTCTGTCACCGACAGCCCGATTTGCCGCTTCCCCGCTCCCAACCTCGCCACGCTCTAAGACTCTACAGCCCTAGAGCCATGATCGCCTACGTCAGAGCCTCGAGATCAACGCCGACCAGCGTCCAGTTCACCGTGCCGCTCAGCTCAACCTGCTGTGGCGCATCGAGGCCGTTCAGCCTCGCCATCCGCTCGCTGATCTTCACAATGACTTCCAGGGCCTTGAGCGCCGGCGCATCGTCCTCGATCGGGCGCAGCCTGCCGTCCTTGTCCTCGAAAACGAGCTGGCCGTTGCTGATCGCCACATGGCGACGGCGCAGGATCTCCAGCGCTGCCAGCCTGGCGGCTTCCATGCGCGCGCTCTCCGTCGCGCGTAGCGAAGAAATGGCCTCGACGGGAATGCGGTCGAGCAGTTTCCTGACGGCGTTATACGCATGTCCGGCGCTGGCGTAACCCAATTTTTCAGCTATCGCCAGCCAGCTGTGACCGTCCTCGCGAAGCTGTGCCGCGGTGCGGTCGCGCTCAGTCGTAGAAAGCGCCCGCTCGTCTCCTCCAGGGGTTTTACGCGTCATGACTTTCCACACTTCCGCAGGTCAGAGCCGTTATTAACATACGGCGCCGGTGGGGATTCGAAATAAGTTCGCCAGTCAAGCGATTGACGCACATCCATTCCCTGAAACAATCCGGGCATCGTGGCAGCGCCGACCATTCAGCGCTTGTCGTGACGCACTTCATCGCGCACCGACCAGCTGGCGCCGTGCGTACTCCGGCACCTTCGGGTCGATGCGTCGCGACGCAAACGTCCGCGTCAGGTGACGCGACACCTCGCCAGCGCTCATCAGCTCCACCCCCATGATCCCCATGCGACGCGCTAGGTCGGCCGCAGCCGTGCTGGGCCTGCCGGACCGCCACCGTGCTTCCTTGCGCGCTATCGAAGCTTCGGCCAGGGTCACCTCACCATCGGCGTGCGCCATGGCGTAGGCGAGCTCTGAGACGCCCCGGACCACCCAACGTGAGCCGGGCTCGCGACTGTTCATCGCGACCACGTCCCACCCTCCCCCGCCGGCGGGGTCCCCGGGCACAATCGCGATCAGTCGCTCCTTGCCCGCCGGCAGGAACCACACCCCACCATGCGTCCTGTCCCAGGCGCTGGTCGATCCGACAAACAGATCAACTTCCTGGGCCACGAGCGGACCGTTGGCGCCCAGCTCGTCTTCCATCGCCTCGAGGAGGTCGTCTTCCTCGAGCAGCTCGTCGTCGACGACCGGCCGAGGGCAGCCACAGTCCTGTCCGCCACCACCGCACGGGCACTCGTCAAGGCAGCGCCGCGACCCGCACGGACATGCCTCGCCGGGCCCCGGCCAGCAGCTGCACGGGTCGCGGTCGAGCTCCTCCACGCTCTCGCCGAACAGCTCGACCGGGGCGAGCAGCGAGTGACCGGAGGCCGCCCCACCGATCATCATGATCAGGCAGTCTTTCTTGCCGGGGTAGAGCCGCAACCCTCGACCGGCCATCTGGACGAAGGTGCCCTTGGAGCGCGTAGGTCGAGCCAGCACCACGCAGGAGATCCAGGGCCAGTCGGTGCCCTCGGTGTACAGCAGGGCGTTGCAGACGATCTGAACGCGCCCGCTCTCGCTGTCGGCGCGCACGGCCCGGCGCTCCTCGGCCGGAGTGTCGGCGTGCACGACAGCGGCCGTGAAGCCTTCCTCCCGCAGCGCCTCCGCGATCACCCCCGCGCTGTGTACGGTGGGTGCGAACAGGATGGTCGGGCGCACCGCGCCGTCCTGGCCCACCGCGTGCTCGCGCATCGCCTTGGCGATCGCCTCCGGCGCGAGCGATTGCTCGATCGCGCGACCCAGTGCGTCGGCCTGGTAGTCGCCACCGGACTTCTTGACCTTGGATAGGTCCAGATCCTCGACCCTGACGCGTAGGCCTCGAGGTCGCACCAGGAAGCCTTCCTGGACCAGCGACGAAATGTCCTTGGTGTAAACGATTTCTTGCCAGATGTCCCCTAACGCCTTATTGTCGCCGCGGACCATGGTGGCGGTGAAACCGGCGGCTCGAGCGCCCCCCTCCCCGCGCTCGTAGCAGCCGTAATGGCGCAGCACGTCGAGGTAGCTCTTGCTGGCCGCGCGATGGCATTCGTCGATGATCACGAGCGATACGTCCGCCAGCATCTGGCGCCGTCGCTCACCGGCCAGGGTCTGCACACTGCAGGACACCACGTCGGCACGCGTCTCGTTGCGGTTCGCCTTGACGATGCCGACGTTCAGGTCCGGCGCGACGTCGGCGATCTTCTGCGCATTCTGTTCGATCAGCTCGGTACGGTGCGCGACGGCGATGACCCTGCCACCGACCTCCCGAAGATGGGTGCGCGCCAAAGCGGCCAGAGAGATCGTCTTGCCGGCGCCGGTCGCCTGCACGGTCGCCGGACGGCGTACGCCCCGCGC